CAAGCAATTAGAAGTATCTAGGCAGGCCATCAAGTCTGTCGTGTCTGCAACTCCAGTTTCTTCTGTGGATATTAAATAAGGAAATACCATGTCTTGCGACGATTCATGCAATGATACACAGTTCTCAAACAAGGACCCAAGTGAGCTGATCAATCTGACCTTTAATTTCCAACCTGCCCTGGCCCAAAATGAATTCATTCAAAGCATTACTTCTGTCGCGGTTGAAGTGCTATCAGGCGAGGATCCAAGCCCTAATTCAATTGTGGCAGGCACCCCTTTGATCAACCTTAGTGGCATGTCTGTCCAACAACCCTGCTCTGGTGGCCTGGTTGATGTAGGTTACCGCATTGCCGTCCTTTGCCTGACCACCAAAGGCCAGGAACTGATCTGCGCGGGCACCATAACCATCCAAAAGGCATAATCACCAAAGGTAAAAGTGACGCATTGGGTTGATATGCACTACAATCCATTTGTTCAATTTAATACTTGGCTGCCGCTGAAGCCAATACTACCAGAAACATCATGGCGCGGCAGTCTTTTTACATCACTGAGAAGCTTGGTCCAAAGCAAAGTTTGACGCCAGAAGGTTTTCTTCTGTGTGAAGAAGTGCCTTTGGCCCGGACTGGCATGATGATCTATGGGCCAGATGAAACGCCAATCAAAGCTGGTCCTGATGGTATTACCCGCATCACACGTGAAGACGAAGACGTTTTCAACAAAACAACCATCGCTTCTGCATTGGGCAAGCCAGTTACCAACGATCATCCAGATGATGACGTGGTTCCAGAGTCTTGGAAAGAATTGACTCATGGCGTCACCATCAACGTGCGCCGCGGCGAAGGCGCCATGGACGACTTGCTCATTGGTGACCTCCTCATCACCACGCCAGAAGGCATCAAAGAAGTTCGTGAGAATGGAAAGATCGAAATCAGTCTTGGTTACGAGGCAGATTACGAAGAGACTGGTCCAGGCATGGGCCGTCAATCCAACATCATCATCAATCACATCGCGTTGGTCGAACAAGGTCGCTGCGGCCCGCGCTGTGCTATCGGCGACCGTAAACCCACTCTTAATAAAGGTGATTCCATGAAAAACAAACCTCAAAAGAGCAAGATTCTTGACGCTATGCTCCGCGCTTTTAAAGCAAAAGATGCGGACGAAGTCGAAAAGATTGCTAATGAAGTCGCTGACGAAGTCGGCACTGGCGAAGGTGATACTCACATCCACATCCACAACGGCGTGAGCGAAGGCGCAGTCACTAATACTGACAACGTCGAGCCAGTCGAAGGTGGCACTTCAGGTGAAGGCCGCGCAGCTTTCACTGATGACGAAATCAAAGCTCACATGGACAAGAACGAAACTGAACATCAAGAGATGTTTGCTCGTATCGAAGCCTTGGAGAAAGCTGTGGCTGAACTGGCAGGCGCTAAGGCAAATGCTGCTACAGACGAAGAGAACAAAATCGCTGCTGAAGCTGCTACGGACGAAGAAGATCCTGAGCTGCAAAAAGCTATGTTGGACGAATTCCCTGAAGAAGTCAAGGAAGAAGCCGCAAAAGCTAAGGATAGCGCCTACTTGGCCGATTCGTTCCAAGACACTGCTGCTCTGGCAGAGATCTTGGTGCCTGGTATCCGCATCCCCACTTATGACCGTGCTGCCAAGCCTGGTCAGACCTTCAAGAAAGTTTGCGGCCTCCGCCGTCAAGCCTTGGACCTGGCTTATGCCCAACCAGATACTCGTGCCATCTTGGACGACATCTTGGACGGCAAGTCACTCGACACAAAGAGCATGACCTGCGACGCAGCTCGTACTCTGTTCCGCACAGCAGCTTCTATGAAGCGCACGGCAAATAAAAATGCCAAGCACGCTAGCGGTACAAAAGATCAAGGTACTCGCAAGGGTCCCCTGACATTGGCTGACATCAATCAGCTCAATGCTAAACGCTACGGCGTCTAATCCAACCCTCGTCTCATAGGAGAATCTTAAATGACGAAAATTCGCATGAAAGCCCGGGACGTGGCGTTCCCATTCCGCATGGGTGCTGGCTTCCCAGGTGATGTTAACCGCACTCACCCAGCCTCGATTGAGCCATGCTTGATTGACGCCGCAGCACCTCCTGCATTCTTCGGCCAAGCCGTGTTGGTGGACCCCACCACTCAAGGCGTGCGCCCCTTCGTAGCTGGCGACGTGGCAGTGACTAAGGCTTACGGTATCACCGTTCGTCCTTACCCCTTCCAACAGTCTTCTGGCAACAACTATGGTGCAGCCGCTATCGGCGCCGCTACAGCTCCTGCCACTGGCGTGGTTGACGTGTTGCGCGCTGGCTACATCATGGGCACAGTGGTTGGCAACACAGTCAAGAACGGCCAAGTGTACGTTTGGACTGCAGCCTCTACTGGCAGCCACATCCAAGGCGGCTTCGAAGCAGCAGCGTCCTCTGGCAACACTGCCACTTTGGCCGGTGCTACCTTCAACGGTGTGCAAGACGCCAACGGCAACGTTGAAATCGCGTTCAACATCTAAACAAGAAAGAAGGAACCAACATGAAAAAATTGATTTTGCGCGCTAAAGCACGTGACGCGATGACCTTCGATTCAGGCCACCGTGTGATCGATGCTGCCGGCAACATGCTCGGCAAACCCTTGGGCCACGCGTTCAAGACTAACGACGGTCGCACTGTGGACTCCACAGGCGCCTTCTTGGTCGGCGAACTCGAACGCCTGGACATGACCCTGCACGAGCCGTTGGCTGCTGTGACCTGGGGCCGTGACATCGATCTGCGTGAAGACGTGACGATCGCTGACGAAGTGTCTAGCTTCACCTTGTCTACCTTCGCTTCTGCTGGTGGCCTGGGTACTGGCAACGGCATCGGCACCGGTAAGGCTTGGATCGGTAAAGACACCAACCAGATCACTGGCGTGTCTGCTGACATCGCTAAGGTTCCACACCAGTTGCGTCCTTGGGCTATGGAGCTCAAGTACACGATTCTGGAATTGGAATCTGCCGCTAAGTTGGGCCGCCCTGTCGACCAACAAAAGTTTGAAGGCATGACCTTGAAGCACCAAATGGACATCGATGAGCAAGTCTACATCGGCGACTTGTCCACTGGTGACACTGGTTTGGTGAACAACAGCTTGGTGACCAACGTTTCTAACGTGGCTGCTGGCGTGTCTGGTTTCACTGCCTGGACTAAAAAGACTCCTGACGAGATCTTGGCCGACGTCAACGCCATGTTGACAAGTGTGTGGCAAGCTTCTGCCTGGGCTGTGATGCCTGGTCGTTTGATGTTGCCACCTGCTCAGTTCGGTTACATCTCTACACAGAAGGTGTCAAACGCTGGTAACGTGTCCATCTTGAAGTACATCCAAGACAACAACTTGCTGACTACTTCTGGTAAGGGCAAGTTGGAGATCTATCCTCTCAAGTGGTTGATCGGTGCGGGTGTGGGCGGTACTCTCGGCACTCCGGGCGTTGATCGCGCTGTGGTTTACACCAAGGAAAAGAATCGCGTTCGCTTCCCAATGACCATGTTGCAGCGCACTCCCATCCAGTACGACAGCATCTACCACAAGACCACTTACTTCTGCCGTCTCGGCTCCGTTGAGATGGTCTATCCAGAAGTTTTCGGCTACTTCGACGGACTTTGAGTTATTTAGATGGTGTATAATGTCTTCCGTGTAACAACGAAAGGCATTATCATGAAACACATCATCTATAAACTCTACGACCCACGTGAACCCGGTGTAGTCAAATACATTGGGTTCACTTGCAAGTACGGCCCACAAAAAGATTGTGGCAGCATGTGCAAGATGCAAGACTTGGAAAATTGGACATAAGTGCAATTGGATCAGGCAACTTCTTACGGATGGCGTAAATCCTGAAATTGAAATTCTTGAAGAGGTCACGCAAGATACTTGGCAAGCTAGAGAAAGATATTGGATACAACTTTACAAAGATTCTTTGACAAATGCCACAGACGGTGGAGAAGGCCTAATAAACCCTTCATCGGAGGTACGTAAAAGAATTAGTGAGACAGTGTCCAAAACTCTCATTGGAAATTCTAGGCGCAAAGGAATTGCTCACACTGAAGAATCAAAAAGGACCATCAGTGAAGGTTTAAAAACATCCGCACTCCACAAAGAGCGACAAGCAAAATGGGCTGGAGTTGATAGACACGCAAACCTTACAGATGACCAAAAAGCAGAGAAGGGCAGAAAGATAAGTGAATCAAAATTGGGGAAGAAAAGAGCCCCATTTTCTGAAGAAACTAAACGCAAAATGTCTGAAGCCCGGACTGGAAAGAAGATCCCAAAATCTTCTGAGGTCAAAATGGGAAGCAAATTCATCAACAATGGTACGATTGTCAAACAACTAAAGGCTGGGGAACCTCTGCCCGAAGGTTGGAAATTCGGTATGAAACTTAACTTGGAGAAGTCAAATGGCTAAAAACCCACCAAAGGCGCCTAAGGCCGCCGCACCACAAACTGGCACCCAAGAGGGCCAAGCACCTGAGGGCGCTGAGCAGGATCAACCAGAATCAGCCCAGGCCGGTTCGGATGAGACCACTGATACAGAACCACAAGCTGGCCCAGAAGCTGGCTCTGAGACCCCAGAAGCTGGTCCAGAAGCTGAGTCTGAAGTGGCCACTGAAGCAGTCAAGATGGTCACGGTTACTGCGCCACGCGGCTTCAATCTGCGCCTTGACGACCACACTGTTTTGGCAGTCAAGGCAGGCGTGCAAGAGATGCCTGAGCACTTGGCCACTCACTGGTATGCTGTTGCCAACGGCGTTACCGTTTACAACCCTGAAGCCTAAATAAGGAGGCCGTCATGCCTTTGATCGAATCCAGCTCTGAAAAAGCTTTGAAAGAAAACATCGCCACCGAAATCGAGCACGGCAAGGATCCGAAGCAGGCGGCCGCCATTGCTTACGAAACTCAACGCGCAAACGATGAGTACGTTCCTCAAGCCGTCGAAGTGGTGCCTGAAGGCGTCACCTTGACGACCTTGAACGAACAGAATCGTAAATACTGGGCCCATCAGGGTGGCGAAGAGACAGTGTCTTAATTTGTAAATAATTATTTACAAAGACCAAAGATCACTACATAATCTCTTCACCAACTACTGAGGAACCAAAATGGCAAAACAATCCACGTCCACGTGCATGGCAAAGCCAAAAACGTAACGAAAACTAAAGACGAAGCGCCTTGTGCTTGCAAGTCTCACGCCAAGGACGCCACTCTTGCTGATGAAATCAAGCAGGTGGAGCGTGAGATTCTTCGCCTTGAGATGAACCCTGACAATGTCGAGGGTGGTGCCAAGGCTTTCCATTCTGGAAACCGTACAACATTGAAGCCTGCCGCCCAACGTAAATTAGATCAGCTCAACAAGAAGCTTGATGATCTTTTGGACAAGGCAAGCGGAACTCAAGATGCAGAGACCATCCCCAAAATCGTTCCTGGCGAGTCCAGTTCGTCAAATGGCAGCACAAAGCGAGTCTGGAATGTCCAGGCTCCAGATGGCTACGTCTACGAAACATTCTCACGTCGTGTAGATGCCGAGTACTGGCTCAACCAGTTCAAGCGCAAGCAGCAAGAATCTAAGGATTCAGCGGCTGAAACTAAGGACGCCACCCTAGTCAACTCAGACAAGGGCAAGATCGTTCGATTGTTTACCGGCGTCACGGGCAAGGTGCTTGAAGTCGACGAAAATAAAAAGCGTGCTTATGTTGAAGTGCAAAGTGCGCGTGAAGGTTCCTACAAAATGTGGGTCGATTTCTCTGAAGTGGAATCCTAATCATGACAACCACAGCCGCCATCTTCCGCCAGCGTTTTCCTGAGTTCGAGTGCACCAGCACCTATACTCCTAGCCAAGTAAGTTTCTACTTGGATCAGGCGTATCTGATGCTGAATGCTCAACGATGGGGTCGCCAATTGGACATGGCGGCTGAGTTGTACACGGCTCACCATCTGTCACTAGAAGCTCGTGCCCAAATGGCGGCTGCCGCAGGCGCCCCAGCTGGTGCCACAGAGGGCATCACCTCATCCAAGTCCGTGGACAAAGTGTCCGTGAGCAAGGATGTAGGTGCTGTGACTGAAGCTGATGCAGGCCACTGGAACAGCACGATCTATGGCACCCGTCTGTACCGCCTCATCAAGATGTTTGGTGCCGGCGGCATCGCCGTAGGTATCGGCTTCGTGCCTGCAGGCAACGGGCTTGGTTGGCCAGGTCCTTTGACCACTCCAGGCTTTACGAACTTCGGAAACTAATGTGGCCAAGAATGCGGCAAAGGTTGTCCTAAATAAACTCCCTGGCTTGTTCTCAGCAATGAGCAAGATCACCAAGCAGGAGTTGTTCGTTGGCGTGCCGCAAGATAAGACAGTTCGCAAGGATGAGAAGGCCGCTATGAACAATGCGACCTTGGCCTACATCCACGACAACGGATCCCCTGCCAACAACATCCCAGCCCGCCCTTTCATGAAGCCAGGCATCGAGGCCTCCTCAGGTCCAGTGGCTCAGCGCTTCAAGGCGGCAGCCAAGCAGGCACTTCATGGGGAACTGGCTGCCGCCAAGTCCAACTTGAATGCTGCAGGTCTGGCTGCGCAATCAGCCATCAAGAACGCCATCAACGAAGGCATTGCGCCTCCACTGAAGGACGCCACTCTCAAGGCCCGCATCCGCAACAAGACTGCCGTGAAAGGTGCCAAGATGGAGTTGGCCAGTCGACAAGCTGGCAATCAAGCTGGCATGGCGTATGCTAAGCCTCTAGTGGCCACTGGCCAACTTCGCAACTCGATTAGCTATGTGCTAAAGGAGAAATAAATGGCTTACTTAGACGTCACTGAAATTCTGACCGATCCCGAGATCGCATCCAAGTTTGACGTGGTGCGCCGCGCTGAAACAGTTGCAGACAACGGCATGTCCACTTTGGCATTGACACCGTTCCGCCGACGCACTGGCGTCATCACGGCCACATCGCCTAACTCATTAGACCGCGGCACAGACATGCAAAGCATGCCACGCAGCATCACTGTTGTCACCAAGTTCAAGCTGCAAAGCGAAGTCATTGGCTATCAGCCAGACGTTGTGGTTTGGAAGGGCAGCCAGTATCTCGTCAAGAGCATCGATCTGTATCCTCACTTTGGCCCTGGGTTCTACCAGGCAGAATGTCATAGCATGGACCGGATCGATCCGGCAATCACATCATGTCTTTCTTAAACGACCAATCTGGTTTGATCAAGGCCACTGGCAAGTCGCAAGTGTTACTAGAAGCCAATCAGCAACGCAATGGCTGGTTGATTCAAAACCGCTCAGGCACTTCGTTCTATGTCAATGATACAGACCCTTCAAGTGTAGGTCCAGGATCCTGGGAGATTCAACCTGGTGAGTTCTTCCCGCCTTTGAATTACCCAGTGGCCTTGGGCGTGATCAACATCATTGGGGCTTCTGGCCAACCGTTCACTGTGAAGGAGTGGTAATGTCTAATACTAGCGCCACAGGCGGCTACCTGCCACCGGCTTCTACACCTGCTCCTCTAGAGGGCAAGCTCTACTCGATTTTTTGCAAGCTTGGATCGTCGGCATCACCGGTCTTCCTGGCAACATGGTGCGCCCACGGTGGCAGCCAGAGCCTCCAAACATCCCCGCAGAAGGCACTGACTGGATGGCCTTTGGTATCACGGCCAGACCTTCAGACACCTTTGCCGTAGAGCTGCATGAACCTTTGGGCCCGGACTATAATCAGGTGCGCCGGCATGAGGTGTTGGAGATACTTGCATCAATCTACGGGCCTAACGCAGATCGTTACGCTCAAAGGCTTCGCGAAGGTATGGCGCTTGCGCAAAACCGAGAACCTTTGAGCTTAAATGGCATGGGCCTGGTAAGTAGTGGCAGTGTCCAGACTGTTCCAGAAATGGTCAAGGACAAGTGTACTACCGAGTCGATATGCCATTCAGCATTCGACGTCAGATCGTGAATAACTTCAGCGTGCTTAGTATCGCAAGTGCATCGGGCACTATCGACAATGAGCAGTACCTCACTTCGATCAACACATAGGAGCGTTAGATGACGAACTCAACCCTTTCAATCAACCGGCTCATCAAAGTCGATGTCAATCTGGCGCCTGCAGGTGCCCAAGCGCAGGACATTTCAACGCTCCTGATTTTAGGCTCTTCAAATGTCATCGACACCACAGAGCGCTACCGCATGTATGGAAGCATTAGCGAAGTAGCTGCCGATTTTGGCACGACTGCTGCTGAATACTTGGCTGCTCTCTTGTACTTCGAGCAAAGCCCACAACCTGCGCAATTGTTGATCGGCCGCTGGGCCAAAACAGCAACAGCTGGCAAGTTGGTTGGCGGTGTAGTTCCAGCAACTAACCAAGCCATCGCTGTTTGGAATGCCATCACAACTGGCTCTTTCAAGGTGAGTGTTGACGGTACATCGCACTCGTTCACTGGTTTGAACTTTGCTACACAAACCAACTTGAATGGCGTGGCCTCAGTCTTGCAAACAGCCTTGACAGGTACCTTCTCAGGTGCCACAGTTGTTTGGAACAGCAACTACAGCCGCTTTGAATTCACTTCAGGCACGACTGGCGCAACTTCTTCTGTCAGCTTCCTTGAGGCCGCATCTTCTGGTAGCGACATCTCTGCTCTGTTGGTTGGTACAGCCGCTGACGCTACAAACGGCGCCTACTTGGTGGTCGGCGTTGCTGCTCAATCTGCTTTGGATACTGTGTCCTTGTTTGACTTGAACTACGGCCAAACTTGGTACGGCTTGACCATCTGCGGTGCCACAGACTCAGACCACTTGGCAGTGGCCCCATTTATCGAGGCCACAACCTCGAAGCACATCTATGGTGTGAGCACTCAAGAGGCTGGCGTTTACTCTAGCGTCAGCACCACAGACATCGCTTATTTGCTCAGCCAAGCTAAGTACAACCGCACTGTGATTCAATACTCCAGTTCCACACCTTACTCGGTGTGCTCGCTGTTGGGCCGCATCTTGACGACCAACTACAACGCCAACAACTCGGTCATCACACTGATGTACAAGCAGGAACCTGGCATCGTTCCTGAGCAACTGAACATCACTCAGGTGAATGCGCTCGAAGCCAAGTCTTGCAACGTGTTTGTAGCTTACAACAACTCGACAGCCATCATCGAGCAAGGCAAGGTCTCTTCTGGCGATTTCCTTGACACGATTATCGGCACCGACTGGTTGGCCCTCAGCATCCAAACAGACTTGTACAACTTGCTGTACACATCAACCTCCAAGATCCCTCAGACAGATGCTGGTAACAACATCTTGGCCACGGCCATCGAGAATCGTTGCTCGCAAGGTGTGGCTAACGGTTTGTTGGCTCCTGGCGTTTGGCAGTCTGGCGGCTTCGGCGCCTTGAAGCAAAACGACTACTTGGCTAAGGGCTTCTACGTGTATGCGCCTCCAATCGCTTTGCAGGCAGCTGCAGACCGCGCGGCTCGCAAGTCAGTGCCTTTCCAAGTGGCTGCCAAATTGGCAGGCGCTATCCACACAGTGGATGTGACCATCAACGTGAACCGCTAATAAGGAGCTAACACATGACAACGTATTCTTTCTTGGATGTTAACGCAGCTTTGGTAGGTCCTGGTGGCGCCATCAACCTAGGTGCTGGTGCGGGTGCCTCTGAAGAAGGTATCACCATCGAGGCCACTGAGGACATCGACACGATGACCATCGGTGCTGATGGTACTGCCATGCATTCATTGCATGCCAACAAATCTGGTAGCGTGACGATTCGCTTGTTGAAGACATCGCCCACCAATCAGTTGTTGGCCAACCTGTATGCCTTCCAAACTGCCAGCGGTTCTAACCATGGTCAGAACACGATCTCGATCACCAACAGCCAAACGCAAGACGTGATCACTTGCCGCTCAGTGGCCTTCCGCAAAGCTCCTTCACTCACGTACGCGAAAGAAGCCGGCTTCAACGAATGGACATTCAATGCAGGCGCTATCGATCGCGTATTGGGTTCGGTGACCTAATATGGCCGAGATCCAGCTGAATGGCCGAGAGTTCCGAACTCTTGGTCCATTAGATACCTTCAGCCAGTTGCACATTGCCCGTAAGTTGGCACCTGCGCTTCCACTGGTTGAAGGTCTGGTGAACCCTGGGAACGAAAATAAGGACAAGTCTGTATTGACTGTCCTTATGTTCTCTCAGGTCACGGATGCCGATGCTGAGTACATCATGGGCAAATGTTTGGCCGTTATCGGTTTCCAACAAGAACATGGCAAACCTCCTGTGCGCATCCATGTCGGCGGCAAATTGATGTTCCAAGACATCGAGATGGCAGACATCCTGGCTTTGACGGTGGCAGTGATCGAGGAGAATCTCGGCGATTTTTTCGTACCGCCCTCACCAATATGGTGGCACCAGCGACTCCGGCATCAGCCTAGAAACTATGGCAAGCGGCGAAGACTGGTTGCTTCGCCCTGTCTTAGAGCAGCTGTGCAAGTATGAGTCTCTGTTGGATGGGCGAATCAGACTCATCGACATCGCCAAGATGAATGAAGCCTTAGACGTCCGGAACGAGAACCAACGAAGAATGAGAGACTGACATGGCAGCAGGCAGCACAGAAATCCTACAAGAATACCTGGTCAAGCTAGGTTACACAGTCGATGCCGTTTCACAGAAGCGATTGTCAGATGGCCTCAGTGCCACAGGCAAGCGCGTCATGGATGTTGGCAAGGGTGTTGCCGGCGTTGTAGTTGCTGTCGAGGCCGCCACGGCCGCTTTTGCTTACTCAGTCCGCAAAGCTTATTTTGCAGCTGACTTGGCTGGCACCTCCATCACTAAGATGCAGGCCGCTGGTTATGCTGCCAAACAGATCGGCATCGATAGCGAATCGATGGCCAACTCCATCCAATCGATGGCCATGGCCTTGCGCATGAACCCAGGCCTGCAAGCTTACATCGAAAGCTTCGGTGTCAAGGTCACTGGGCGTGACATCAGTGACGTCATGCAAGACATGATTGCAGCTACCAAGAATATGCCTGAGTGGCAAGGTGCTCAGATCATGGGCATGTTTGGCATGTCTGCAGATCAATATCACTTGCTGCGTGAGAACCAAACGAAGTTCTTGGACAAGCAGCGAGAATCCATGGAGATCCAAAAACAAATGGGTCTGGACACGGATGCAGCTGCCAAATCCATGACACACTATACTGAGACACTCGACAAGCTGGGTCTGCAGTTAGAGGTGCTCGGCAAGACTTCCATGATCACATACGCGCCCATCTTCGACAAGATGGCAGGACTTGCATCTGGCGTCATCAGCGGTGTTACCAAGATGGTAGGTGAGACTGGCAACCGCATGGAGTCAGTTAAGGGTGCTGCCGCAGGTTTGAAGGCTGCTCCTAAGCTTTCCAATGAAGATGCCAAGGCCATGTATGGCAAACTAGAAGCTAAGTACGGCTTGCCTCCTGGTTTGCTGTGGAAGATGGAAGGCGCAGAAAGTGCCCACGGCTTGGATATGACGTCTAAAGTGGGCGCACAAGGCTGGTTCCAATTCATGCCTGAGACGGCAAAAGAGTTTGGTCTTAGCAATCCATTTGACCGTGCCGCCTCAGCCGATGCAGCAGCCCGCAAGATGTCTGGTTTGATCAAGCGATACAAGGGCAACGTGGATCTTGGCTTAGCTGCTTACAACTGGGGTGAAGGTAATCTTGAGAAGCAGGGTGTTGGCAACTCACCAAAAGAAACTCAAGACTACGTTCGCAAAATCACTGGCGGCAACTTGCGTCTTGGTCAACAAGGCGGAGGCGCCACGACCATCTCCCAAACTAACAACATCACTGTGAACGGCAGCACTGGAGACCCTAACGCTGTGAGTAAAGCAATTGTCCGTGAGAACAGCCGCGCCTGGGCTGACATCGTTCGCAACATGCAATAAGGTGAAAATGAAATGAGTTACTCAGGCTTCACCAACGCAGCCCTGCAAATGGGCTTCGAATCCATCGTCATCAAACCAGAACGTCGTGGCATCTACAATGCTAAGTACGCTGACCCAAGCACGCCAGGTGCCACCATCGCCATGCCTGACATCAAGGCTATGGCCACGGTGCGTGAGCGCCACATGGACCAGCTGGAGATCACTGACCACCCTGTTGAGCAAGGTGCCAGCATCAGCGACCACGCGTTCAAGCGTCCTGCTGAGGTCACGATCGAGATTGCGTGGTCACTTAGCCCTAACAACGCAGCAGGAACGTCTGGTTTGATCAACTCGGCTGTGGCTGCAGGTGCCGCCAACAATAAGATTGTCAAGACAGGAGCTGCCATCTATGGGGCTGTTCAGGCCATTCAAGGTGTGCAATCAGCTCTGGCTGGCGTGGAAGTACTCAAGAAAGCTTACGACACCTTGTTGGAGCTGCAAAGCCAAAAAGCCTTGTTTGACGTGTACACATCGAAGCGAACTTACCTCAACATGGTTTGCAAGACGCTTTCAACAGAGACTGATTACACCACAGCTAATGCGTTGATCATCACCATGGTCTGCCACCAGGTCATTTTGGTCAACACACAAACCGTGGCCATCCCAAAGAGCACGGCTAAGAATCCTGAGAAGTTCGCCACGCCGATCCAAAAGGGACAGTCATCTGCAATACCTTCTAATGCAATGGGTAAATGATATGGCCGTGTTTGAAATTCCTACATCTCCAGAGTCTCAGATCTTCACGATCAACTTGGCCGGCGTTTCGTACCAGATGAATCTGGTATGGAATACACAGACCAACACTTGGACGCTGAACATTGCAAATTCTGCAGGCACTCCGATCCTCAACGGCGTTCCGTTAGTGGCCAATGTCGACTTGTTGGCTCCATATGCCTATCTGAATTTTGGTGGTCAGTTGATCGCTCAAACAGATAATGAAATCAACACACCACCTACCTATGACAACCTAGGTAGTCTTGGCCACCTCTTCTTTGTGACATCATGAGCAACTATACGCAATGGATCCGCAAGGTTGGTTTGATTCTTGTGAAAGGCGAGAAGGGGTTAGACCTTTCTAATTTTCGAATCCGGTTCGAGGTCACGTCCGCAGATGTGGAAACGCCAAATAACGCGGCCATTCGTGTCTACAACTTGAAACCAGAAACCATCTTGGCCATTCAAGAATTCAGCGAGGTTGTGTTGAATGCTGGCTACCAGAACGGCAACTATGGTGTCATCTTTAAGGGCACAATCAAACAGTTCAAGATCGGCCGTGAGAATGCCATCGACAACTACTTAGACATCTTGGCTGGCGATGGCGACATCGAGTACAACCAAGCTTTCATCGAGATGTCTCTCAAGTCAAACACGACTCCAAAGTCGCAGATCGAACAGATCGCCAAGGAGATGGGCACGTCAGCAGACCTCGGGTCCTTGATGATCGACAAGCAGCATATCCCATCGCTGCGTGGGGCCGTGTTGTTCGGTTTGGCCAGGTCTAACTTGCGCAACATCGCCACCAGCTTAGACGCCTCATGGTCCATTCAAGATGGCAGCGTGCTTTTCTTAGACAACACGGGCTACCGTGATGGTGAAAAAGTCAAGATCAACGTGGGTACTGGTTTGATCGGAGTGCCTGAGCAAACTAGCGGCGGCATTCGTGTTCGCTGCTTGATCAACAGCCGTATTCAAATCGGTTGCTTGATCGAGTTGAACAATGCTGAGATCAACCAGCTGGTCCAGCAAGATCCCAGTGCTGCACCTGTGCCGTACAACCAACGAACAGGCATCCAACAGAATGCCGCGTTGAACACAAAAGATGCTACCTATCGCGTCTACGCCATCGACCATCAAGGTGATACTCGCGGCCAAGAGTGGTACAGCACATTGACTTGCTTGGCTGTTGACTTGTCAGCTCCCAGACTTCAAGCAGTAGGAGCCAATTAAATGGACCGCTTAGAACGATTTGAAAGTCCTCAAGACGCATTGATGAAGGCATTGACTGGTTGGCAAGCCGGCATCTGGACAGCCATGCCCGCAGTCATTCAGACATTTGATGCCGCAGCAATGACGTGCGAGGCGCAAATAACTGTGCCTATCAACTTCAAGTCACCTGAAGACGGCTCGATCATTTGGAAGAATGTGCCGCTGCTTCGTGACTGTCCAGTCATCTTCCCAAGTGGAGGTGGCGCCACATTGACTTTCCCTATTGCTGCAGGTGATGAAGGCTTGGTGATCTTTGCATCTCGCTGCATCGATGCTTGGTGGGCTTACCAAAAGATCCAGCCGCCTCCATACATCCGCATGCACAACTTGTCAGACGGTTTCTTCTTGCCTGGCGTGAAGTCAAAGCCTAACGTCATTTCAAACGTCAGCACGACTGAAACACAGTTGAGATCTAATGATGGAAACACAGTCATTGGTCTGAATGCAGCAAGCAGCACCCTGACATTGAAGGCAACTACAATCAACATCAACGGTGCCGTGAACATCACAGGTGCCTTGACTAACAATGGCAAGAGTGTTGGTTCTGCGCTGCGTGTCAGCGGTATCACACCAGGCTCTGGCACATCTGGAACACCTGTATGAGTATCATCTATCGCAAGCTAGACGCCAATGGCGACTATACCTTTGGTCAGCAAGCCACCAATTTCTACGTGGATTCACCTGAGGCCGTAGCCCAGGCGGCTCAAACACGCCTTGGGCTGATCCAAGGTGAGTGGTTCCTCAACACATCTGTGGGCACACCATATAATTCACAGATATTGGGTGCAGGCATGATCTCGACGTATGACGCGGCCATCCAGGATGTCATTCTGAACACTCCCGGGGTGCAACGTATAACGAGCTATGCCAGCCAGGTAGATCCAAACTCCAGGGCTGCTTCTGTGGCCTGTACGATTGACACCATCTACGGACAAACAACCGTGCAAACAACACTGTAAGACACCATGGCTACCTACCCACTCTCAACCCTAGGACCCACAGTTGATGCTGCTGGCATCAGCATTCCCACTTACACGGACGTCTACCAAAGCCTAATCGCGATTTCCAATCGATCTACGGCTCATCCATTTACGTGGCTCCTGATTCGCAAGACGGCCAATGGCTGGCTGCTTTGGCATCTGCTATCAATGATAGCAACCAAGCTGCTGTCATGGTCTTCCAATCGTTCTCTCCTACGTACGCCCAGGGCGTCAATCTTTCGTCGCTGGTCAAGATCAACGGTTTGACCCGTTTGGTGGCCACGAATTCTACAGCCGTGGGCAACGTGGTCGGCGTGGCTGGCACAGTCATTGCAAATGGCTCCGTGGCAGATACTGCAGGCAACATCTGGAACCTGCCAGCACTGTGACCATTCCAGTTGGCGGCTCCATCTCAGTGACTGTGACTGCAGCAGTGGCTGGTAATATTGCAGCACCTGCGGGCACCATCAACATCATCAACACGGCCCAGTATGGTTGGCAATCTTTTGTTTCTACGTCAGATGCCACTCAGGGTACGGCTGTAGAAACTGACGCAGCCTTGCGTACTCGCCAATCTGTTTCTGTGGATAAGCAAGCAGTCAGTGTGCTGAATGGTATGACCAGCGCCATCGCAAACGTGCCAGGAGTGACCCGCTACAAGGCCTACCAGAACGCCACGAACGCAACAGATGCAAATGGCTTGCCTGCTCACTCAATGTCACTTGTTGTGGCTGGTGGCACTAGTTCAGCTATTGCGGCAGCTATCCAATCACGTGAGTGCCAGGCATGACGACCTATGGCACGACTGCTGCGACGGTCTACAACTCGTATGGTGACCTGAGGTCATC